TGAAGTCCTCATCATTGAGAACAGTGACAGTCCAAGGATCAAATGTTCTGTCACCAGCAACTTTCAAACTTCTTCCTCTGAAAGGAACAGCAACTTCAGCAACGTTTGATGCAGGAAGTTGTGCTGCTGTACAAAGGAATTTGAAAGTTCCATTCTCACCGTCGTCTCCACTTCCCCAAGCCTCAGAGACTGCGGCAGGGAAAGCGGGGATCGAGACTTCGAACAGATTGGGGCGAGCGCCGCCGCCCGCCAGTTTAGATTTAAATTGTGAAAGGGTTCTTGTTTCGGCCATTGTTAGTTCCTCCTGTGTTTATGTAGTAATGATCAAACAGTTCCAACAACTTCTTCGAATGCAACGCCAGTGCGGGTTGCGACGAAGGTCAAGGTGACGTAGTTGATAGACTTGGTTGGTTTCAGATAGATGTCCGCTCTGAATTCATTGTTGTCAATCACATCAGGAGTGTTATTTGTCTCATCACAAACAACCAAGAAGTCATAAAGTCCTCTCTTCGCTTGGACATCGCGGAGATAAGGTTCAACGATGTTCACAAAGTTTGATCTTGTGTTGACATCATTGAGTTCGAAGAGTTGTGCATTTGCTGCACCCTCAAGTGCCTGCTCAACCGTAAGGAACAAACGACGAACGTTAATTCTGTCGAATGCTGAAGCATATCCGAGACCAGTCTTATCACCGAAGAGGAGAATTCCTGTACCCTTCTGGTTGATAATTGGGTTAACTCTTGCTGTGTACAAGAGATCTCTTTGTGCTTTGTTGGGGTTGTAAGCAAGTTTGATTGCGTTGTTCAGAACACCTCTTTGCTGACCCGCTGGTGAGAACCAAGGATAAGCGAGGATTCCAGTTCTGACCATCAGACCTGCGGTGTCACCGTTACATGGGATGTAACGGAACTCGTTATTGAAACGATCGTAGGTGTACTTATAACCGCTGTCAAAGACCGCGTAAGAAGAACTTGACAGAGGAGCGAAGTATCTCAGCAGGTTATTGGTTGCTGTTGTTGCGTTGGTAACTCCAACAACGTTTGCTCTGTGAGGTGAAACACAAGCAACACAATCTTTTCTTGACTCAGCAAGAGAGATGATGTAATTTGCTTTTGCTTGGGTGGATGACTCAGTTGTCAGACCAGGACCCATCATGATGAAGTCAACTGCTTCCTCGTCCTTGTTATCGAAGTAACCGTAACCAGTTACCAGATCACCGAGTTCGGCTTCCATTCCACCGCCTGCTTGGTAATCAACACCACCAGTAATGGTGTAACTTACGTTGCCAAGTGCGCTGAACTTAACACCCTGTGCGGTTTGACCCCAAAGACCTTCAGCAGTTGTGTAAGCAGTGAAGTCTGTTGAGAATCCAGTTGCCAGAGGAGCAGTGCCCCAATAAGCGTCATCACCATTCGATGGGTTGTAACCAGCGAAGATGTAACTGGAACCTTGAGCGATGTAATCCTTATAATATGTCTTAGTTGGTGCGTCACCATCTGCAGAAGCGTCTGATGCCTTAGAAAGATTCAGGTGCTTCTCAAGAACGTTGCCTTGAATTCCTGTTACAGAACCAGTGTCATCAATGACAACAACGTGGAGAGTGTCTCCGCCGCCATCTCTGCTGGTTGAATAGTTGCTGCTTACAGGTTTTGGTGCAAGCGACTTCCAATAAACTGTGGAGTTGGTCAGACCCAGAGTTTGTTGATCGTACCAATCAAGGATGGAAGCAGCAGTTGCTGTTCCAGTTGTGACTCCAGAGTTGTTGATCAGATTCAGTGAATCGGATGCTTCGAAAGATTGACCTGGGTCACTCTGACGATAATTGATTGGATAAGTTGTTCCAGCAGAAGAAACTCTCGCAACAATCTTAACGTCGATTGTTGAGTTTGAGTTAGTCGCGTCTGTTGTAACACCAGTGATGATGCCCTTCAGATAACCAGTGAATCCAGTGGTTGATCCAGCACCAGGAACAACAACGTTCGTCAGTGCTGAGGTTACACCGTAACCAATAACACCACCAATTGCACTTGGGTTGGTTGTTGCAATTCCGATTGTTTGGTCAGCAGCGTTATCGATGAAGCAAACCTTGAGTTTGTTTGACCAAGCACCAGGGTTTCTTGCTGCGTAATACCAAGAAGTATCGGTTGTGTGGTTCTGTTCGTAATCGTCGTAGTTGTCAACTCTCAGAGAAGAAGTTGAAGCAATGCCGACACCAGCATTTCCGTTTGCCAGTGATCCACCGCCGACTCTAACGACCTTCAGAACTCCACCGTAAGAAAGGAATTCTGAACCGGTCATCCAATATTCGTACTGACGATCAGTCGAGATTGGTTGTCCGAAAGTATCGATATATTGCTGCTGGGTGTTGATCTGTGTAACCTCGTTTACTGGACCCTGTGGAAAAGGACCAGCAATAGCACCAATGTTATCGAGAACATTTTCGGCTCTTCCGACTGTTAGATCAACTTCCCTGATGAGTACACCAGGAGATAATTGAGGAGTCGCCATGTTTTTCTCCCTAAAAGTTTCTCAGTTTATCTGAAAATATTTAGGTTTTTGGTTGTTTTCAGGGGGGAAATGGGTGGTGAACAAATTTACCAGTCAGGATATGACCAATCAATGAATGGGTCGAGTTGTTTTCTTCTTTCCACGATCCTTCTGATGGTGCAAATCTTACATTCGTAAGAATAAGCAGAAGCATTCTGACCCTTGGTTTTTCTTGTTCTGTAAAACCCATCGATTAGGTTTTTAATCTCTCCACAAGTTCGACATTGGCGATCAGTGAGAAGAAGGTGCCCTAATGAAATCTGCTCATCAAGATTCATTAATACTTACCCCAGAGTTCCCAACCACCTGCTGCTACTCCATACTCATCAAATGCATCAGACTTGGCAGCGTACCATCTGTCGCCATCATCAGAAACAAAACTCTCGCTGTCCAGGCCATCAGAGATAAAACCAAAAGGAGCCATGTCCTGTTCGATCTGGTTCTTTTGCTCGTCATAGAGTCTTTTCCTTACGTCTTGGTCTGTAAGTTCTTTGAAATAATCTTGTGCAACCAACCACGCATAAATGACCAGACACATTGCCAAGTCATCATTACAACCATCCTCAGCCTCGAACGAACTGTTCTTCTGAATAAAAGTTGTCATCTCAGAGATAATGTCGATGTCACAGAAGAGAAGTTTGTTCTCTTCAATCATCGTTTTGAGGTTAAGTGACCCAACTTTTTTCACAGTCTTGGACATCTTGACTCCCAGTTGTGTCTTATTTCCTGAGAAACCTTGTCCAACAACTTGACCTGCTCTTCCTCGCATTGAGCACATCAGCAGGTTTTGATACTCCAAGTCATACTGAAGAATGCTGGCAACCTGATCACCAACATCATTCACCTCACAAAGAATAAATGCTTCATTATAAGACTTTGCCACTTCGTAAATAACACTCGGGAACAACATTGGTTTAATGTTGTTATCTCTGTACTTAGCAACCACCTTGTGTGGGAATGATGTGATGTCAACCACGACAAAAGCAGAGTAGTCACCACCAACACCCCTGGCAACGTCAACGGTTACAACGTAATCTCTGCCAGGTCTTGGTTTCTCATAAATGTCACAACTGTCATTTCTTTCGATTGGTTTTTCATAAACCAATGCTTTGAGTTTTGAAGCAGAAATAAGTGTGTCAATTGAACCAAGAAATTCACACTCAAACTCAATCTTGAACTGTTGTTCAGATGTGTTTTTAATTGTTTGTTCTTTCCACTCCTCATCCCTTCCTGGGACTTCGGACCAGTGAACATCTGTTGGAACATATTCGTTTCTTCCCTTCTCCGCATCATACCACATGCGGTAGAAGTGATTCATACCGTGGGGGGTGGAGACGATGATGACTTTTGTGCTTTTACCAGAAGTAATAGTAGGATAAACAGAGGCAAAGAACGAGTCAGCAATGTGATTCGGGACGAACGCGAACTCGTCGAGAAAGAGGATGTTAAACGACATACCTCGGACAGCACTCGCAGATGTAGAAGCTGCCAAAATCTTACTGCCATTTTCGAGTTCAATGTTTCCTTTGTTCCATACTAGCACGCCCTGCTGCATCCACTTGGGTAAGTTTTCATATGCTGTTGCAAGTCTTGCCAAAAGTTCTCTGGCAGTGGACGCTTTGTTTGCCAGAATACCAATGTTCACACTGTCGTTGAAGATTGCATAATGCAACAAGTAAGACACCACAGTGGTGGACTTACCAGTCTGTCGTGGCATCTTACAGATGTTGAATCTGTTCTCATGAAATCGAGTGATTAACTTCTCTTGGAAATCATAAGTCCTGAATGGTTGCAGACCATGGTCCAGTGTC